ACTGTTCTGCGGCCTGCATCTGCTCCTGGACGGCCTGAAGGGCTTGGGTGAGCGTGAGGCCCTTCTGCTCCATCGACGTGCCGACGGTCGACAGCAGCGACAGGACGGTCGAGGGGTCGGTGGCGAAGCGCTGCAGCAAGGCGTCGAGGACGTTCTCGGCGTCGATCTTCTCCTGCTCCGAGGAGTCATCGGTGAGGTAGTCGATCTGCGCCCTGGCCGTCTGACGGGAGATGAGCCGTGCCGAGAGGTGCTGCAGGACGCGGTTGTCGGCGTTCAGCTTGTCCAACCCAGCCCCCGCCCCGTACATGATGTCGTGCTGGTACCAGCCGTCGAAGACCTCTGAGGGGGTGTAGGTCTTGCGCTTCTGCACCGAGCGGTAGAGCGGCTTCTCCTTGTTCAGGTAGTGCTCGTCCACCCATGCGCCGATCTCCCCGGCCTTCTTGCGGAACGCGGCCATGTTCTCCTGCAGCTCCTCCACGACCGAGGTGAGTTGTCCCTGGGTCGATGCGACGAACGAACCCGATGCGATGGACTGACGCACCTGGCCGACCCTTGCCGGGGGCTGGATGGCCTCCTTCTGCTCCTGGTCGTCCATGTAGGACAACAGGCCGAAGACGGCCGTCGCGGGGGCGGCCGGGGGGAGACGGTAGACGGTGGATTTCTCTGCGGTGTCGTCGAGGTGGATCACCGTGGTGGGGCCGGGGTTCTCCAGGTCGTCCTTGTTCTGCACGCCCATCTCGATGACCGGGGCGTGGGACAAAGATTCGAGGTAGTCGACCATGAAGCGGATGATCTTGTTGCGCGCCAGCATGGGTCCAGACATCTGGTCTAAGAGTCCCCGGATGGCGCCGTCGTAGGTGTCGAGCATCCTGAACGCGACGGTGGGCTTGCCGTAGCCGTGTTTCCAGCGCTGGATGATGTAGATAGACTTCGTCCCCGAGCGGTTGTCCTCACGCACGAGGCACTCGGCGTTCTCATCGGGGCCGTAGTAGCCCATGAACGTGATCTCGTCCGAAGACTCCGGATCCTTCGAGAGTCCGAACTGCGGGAACGCGATCGCGGCGTTGCGGGCCTTCATCGTCTCGGCGAACACCATCGAGGAGAGCTTGCCGTTGCGGACGTCCGGGAAGCAGTAGCGGGGGTTCAGCCGTGTCAGGGTCGGATACATCTCGCCCTTGGCGTAGGAGATGGGCGCGGCCATCATCCCGATCCCGATGAGGTCGAGGTAGAACAGCCTCTCCATCATCGAGCCGTCGTTCACCTGCCAGAACGTCTCCAGGGCCGCTTCACGCATCCTGGCGTCGAGCTCGTCTCTGTCACGGTCTCCACGGGCAAGAGACTTCGCCATGCCCTTCGCGCCGCACGCCAGTCGTGCGAGGTCGTGGATCGCGTTCTTGAACTTGTTCTCGACCAAGGAGACCATCGGTACCGCGGTCTCGTCGGGGAACAGGTTCCGCAGGTCGCCGGCGTACAGCATGTCGCCGTCCTCGTTGCGGCCTTGCTTGTCTCTGAACGTCTCGAGGCCCATGTGGTACTCGTACTGCTCGATCAGGAACTCCTCGCTAACCCGCCCTTCATACAGACGGACGACCTTCGGTTTGACGTTGGTCGAGGTGGGGGTGCTAGGCATTCACTCTCCGTTTCCGGTAGGCCTCACGGATCGGCGCTTGGGCCTTCTGATCGGCCCACCAACTCCACGGCTTGGCATTGCGAAGCGCCCGTGCGTGCGGAGCCTCACGAGGCTTCAGACGGCGGTAGTTGAACTTGAGGAACCACAGCGCCATCATCATGTCGTCGGTCGTGTAGAAGGGATAGTTGAGGGCTTCCTTCGCGAACGTGTTGGTCATCAAGCGCCCCTCGGTATCCCCGTAGGGCAACGAGACGTGCTGAAGCTCGAAGTCGAACGCGAGGGACTGCACACCGTAGAGCGCGTCGTTCTTGTTGACCTGCGTTTTGTGCATGACCGTCTTGAAACGGTCCTTGTACTTGAAGTAGGTGGGGTCCTCGAAGTACCACTTCTGGAACCCCAGCGAACCCTCGAACAAGAAGTAGTCGATGTTGTGCTGCACGGCGATGCGTTCGATCTCGGAGAAGATCTCCCGCAGACCTGAACGCATCTGCTTGACCTCCAGGATCACGCACCGGAAGTCTTCTCTGGACACCAACACGTCGGCGACGATGATGCCGTAGAAGTTGTCGACGGAGGGGTCCAAGGAGAGAACCCTCACCACCTGCGGGTCTCCCTTGACCATCCGCACGCCTTCGTAGCCGTTTCGAGCATGGTCCTTGCAGGCGTCGAACCAGGTCTTGCGGATGAGCGTGGAGTCCTCTCCGAGCGGTTCCTGCTGGAACATCGTGGAGAACGGACCTTCCCCGCCGACCCTTGCGTACTGGACCATCAACTCTTCGTAGGAGAGCCACTCGGGCCACAGGACCTCAGCGACGCCGTCGTTCTCCTCGGGCCATTTGGAGACGGCGGGGTACTTCTCGACGTGCCAGAGCTGCTGACCCTTGAGCTCGCCGCGGTCATAGACCATCTGGCCCAACTCGCCGTAGAAGTCCAGGTTGTGCACCCGCTGCCCGATCACCACCGCTCTGCCGGCGTTGCCGCCGATCGTGCCTTTCTGCGGCTGGATGCGCGTGAGGACCTGGTGCATGAGGTGGTCCATCGCGACCTTGCGAGACTTCTCGTTCGACGCGATCTCAGGCGTGGTGGCGTCGTCCACGATGACGAAGTCCGCCTCCTGCCCCAGGATCCTCTGGGTCATGCCCTTGGACTGAAGCGTGTACTGGGCGCCCTTGATGTGCTTCGTGCGTCCCGCGACGACGATCATCCCCTGGTTCGGCTTCCACGGGTGCTCGCCCTTGAAGTCAGGGGTGAATCTGCCGAAGGTCTCGATGAGGTCCTCGTTCAACTCGAGCTGTCCGGCGATCTCCAGCGCCCACTGGGTGGCGAGGTCATTCGCTGCTGAGACGATGATGATCTGGACGTTGCGGTCTCTACAGATCAACCAGATGGGGATCCAGACCGCGAAGATGGTGGACTTGGCGTGACGAGGGGGGACATTCAGGATGAGGTTCCGCTCCGATAGGAAGGCTTCGACCCACGGTCTGGCGTGAGGGGGGAACGTCAAGCCCGAGAAGGTGTTGAAGAACAGGATGAACGCTTCGATGTCCCAGTCGGTGTACTTGAACCGTTCGTCCGATTCGTCGTAGTTGGATTTGACGACGACCCGGCGGATGGTCTGGTCGCGGTTGCGGGCGATGACCATGTCGATGTATCGCTCGGCGCGGCGGAGGGCCACGGCGATCATCCGGTGGCTCCAGCCGGCGTCCTCCATCTTCAGGACCTCGTCGTACAAGAAGTCCGAGGCGATGGTCTTCTGGCCGGGGTTCCGCTTCTGGGTCGAGGCGATGGCACGCTCTAAGGCGCGGTCGCCCCGTTCCCTGATCTGGGCGGGTGAGACGTAGCGGTCTTTGGTCTTGGTGTTGGGCTTACCGGGCATCCGGGCGCCAGAACGGCTCGCGCTTGAGGTTTGTGAGGCGCAACTTCACGAAGCGAGGCGTCCTCTTTCCCGAGGGGTTGCGGGGCTCGGAGTAGATGCGGGGCGCCCTGGGCTTGCGTTGAGGGTAGGGGAGCTTACGCATCGTCACCTTCCGAGCCGCTCCGCTCTGCCATGTCGTCGGCGACACCGAACGCTTCCAGGGCGCCGTATTCCTCCGCGATGATCCGCAGGAACTCGAGCTCGGTCTCCAGGTCCATCGGTCTCCTCAACTGTTCCTCGATGCCCACACCAACCACAGATACAAGCTCATGCACACGACGCTGGCGAAGATGGTCTGTCCCATCGTCCAAGCCGGGACCGAGTGGTTCGAGATCATCGGTTCGTCCTGTGAGCGCCGCGGGAACCTTCGGGGTGGAGCTTGATGAACCTCGTGCCGCTCGGCTTCTCCCCGTTAGGGGTCTTCTCGATGCTCGGCTGCGAGTACGCGGGCCACAACGGTTCTGCTCCAGCCTCACGGAGTTCGACGCGGCCCCAGGCATCCAACCAGGCGTTCGGAGGCAGAGCGTCGGCTTCCTTAGCATCGAGGAGTTCCTTGGGACTCAGGAACATCCCGACCAACGATCTGCTCAAGGAGAGCCTCACGACCGGCGAGTCTTCAGGATGTCTCGCAGGGCCGAAGGCGGTGTAAACCTTCTCGGGGTTTACAGGGGGGGTGTAAACCCTGTTGAGGGCCTCAGAAGTCTCAGTGGCAACCCCCTGAGATTCCAGTTCCTTCTCCCTACGTCTGTTCAGCCACTTCGCGATGGTCGTGTGTGAGGGCATGTCCGGTTCCGCCGCGATCTGACGCGCGCTCTTGCCCTCGGCGTCCATCTTCAAGATGCGCTCCAGTTGATCGGGGGTCATTTCCTCAACCTGTCCCTCACGACCTGCGACACGGGAACGTCTCTGAGCAGGGCTTCTTCCTTCAACTCGGCGAGAAGCTCCTTGGAGATCCTGACCTTCAGGGTGTAGTCCTTCATGGACCACAGTGTAGCACAACGGCGTGCTTAGAAGCTGTTCCGGTGACTTATGTGACGCCCAGGAGCGATAGGGGGTGGGGGGGGTGGTGTTATGGGGTGGCTTTGTAGCTACGGGTGTGCAGGTAAAGCTATACATCGAACGCAGGAAAGCTCGTT